GCGTTCTTGCTGCATCCTTTCTACAGCATCCATGGCAGAGAGGCCTATTCCTAGGCCAACTGCTACCACTACCATCAAGAGTGCAATTCTCATGCGTTAGCCTCAGCTTTTTTTACAATTTGATCACCGAGTTTGTCCTGCTGTTGTCGCAGGTCTTGGAGACGCAATCCTAGTGCATCATAATCAGCAGCCAGATTGGCGACCTTGATACATTGTGCGATCATGCATTTCTCCATCTCTTCGCCGGCATTGTGGTAGGTCCAGAACCAACCTTCGCCGTCGGATGTTGTTGCATCCTTGAGCGTTTTATCCAGCTTAGATGAAGACTCTTCAAAGTCGTAAGACTTCTCACGTACAACATCCAAAGCGTGCATCATGTTGTTGATGCGTCGCAGTGTTTGACACTGTTTGATGTTAATGTTACGTCGTTCTTTGTGAGTGAATGAGATCTTTTCATCAAAGTCCTTGTACTTTGGATCTGCATTCTTGAGTGCGTAGGCAGTCATGTAGTCCATGGGTGATGTAAGCCGCTCTCAGTGAGCGGCAATAGGTAGGCCAGGCATTGCACCTGGCTGCCAGCTATTACTGAGCTACCAATTGATTGACGGTTTTTGCTGCCGTCCCGTGAGCCTTAAAGGCTACGATGCAGGTTCGCTTGGCGTTGGCACAAAGCTTGCATTCTGCACAGGAGATTGCACGTTCTTGAGCAGGACATACAACCACTTTTCGACCACTGGGGCTAGTGCTTGCCACAGGTCGATCATTAGGGACAACAACACATGCAGGCAAGCCCTTATCCATTGCATCATCTGCGGCAGATAACGACTCAACGCTTGCATTAACTGTGAATCCTTGGCGATTAGATCGTTGAAGGATTTGTACATTCCAGTCATTCAATGTGTGGTGTGTGTAAGTGTAACCTCTACGACCTGTATTGGCAACAACTAAGTGTGCCATCATCGCAGGGTTTATCTCACCGAAAATATGGGGAAGATCCCCAGCCTGGTTATGACGCCAAAGCTGTTTTTCGGGGAGTTGTTGAACGAAATCACATAGACCTTGCCAGTCTGTGCCACGCTCACCAGCTGAGACCTTGCGCCAGTGTAGGGCGAGAGGCCCTGACTTAGCGTAACAGCCCTTGCCAATGAACGGGCACGATGGTGCACAAGACGATTGCTCGCTTGTGGTGACAGGTATGGGACCAGTCTTTTTGTTGGAAGACTTGGCAGTGATGTGCACGAACATAGGTGAGGCCAGCAAAATGATGAGTGTGATGGAACCCAGCCGAAGCTGGGTCCGTGATCAAGAGTCTTCGCCTACGATAAACCAGGCACGCATTTCTAGATACATCCAGCAGGCCAGTTCTTTGAACTGTTGCATGGTCCAGAACTTATCATCAAAGGACAATTGTTCTGCAATGTAACTTTCTGCGCCCTGGCTAAAGTTATCATCGCACCATTCACCTAGTGCGTCCATGATCTCGTGCTCATACTTCTCGAACTTGTCGTACAAGTCTGAAGAATAAGTGAAACCAGACACACCAGTGTTGGCGCCATGGTTGGCCACGTCCTTGAGCTCATCGAGCTCGAACTCCTCGCCCAGGATAGTATATACCTTGGGCATGGTTGCGACGGTCATGTGTGTTACGTGATGTGAACATATGGCACGCAAGGTGCCAAGGTCTGAGCAGGGGATTCGATCCCCCGCATCTAGCGTGAGCTCAGACGAGGCGGAGACAGTTAGTGCGCTCGGCCTGTGTGCAATTGGCGTTAACCCAGAACCCGAGGGACTTGTTAGCGTCCATCATCAGAGCCGCAATGGCGCGGCGGCTGACGTTGCTGAACACGTAGGCATGCTTGCCGAAGTCCACATAGGCCTTGCCCTTGAGCAAGTCAACGTGCAGGAAGTCAACAGCGGAGCTGCTGCGGCGTGCAGTGTAGGTGGATTTGAACATGTGATGTTAAGTGATGTGAATGAGTGGGACCTTGTGATCCCAATTGCAATCAGCCCGACTCGAACGGGCGGGGCGCCGGTGCACCGTGATGCATGCCTTGATCATACTTGTGAGGCGCCGGAGGCTCGGCGCATTGTCACACATCGTTACATTTGCCCACCATGCTGCAGAGCATGTCTCCAACACACCGAAGGTGTGAAGCCCAATCGCCGGGCACGGTCGCCGCAGCATGGTGTTCTCAAGTTGTCGAGGTTCGGGAGGAGAGATCTGATGGTTGAGAGATTGAGAACTCTCCTCACCCTTTCAGGGAGAGTTCGAGATACTCAACTATCAAATCAGATCTCCATTTGACTATAGCCCCTCATTGGCCCCAATCACGGTGGACAGTCGAACAAAGTGTCACATTACCCCACCAGATCCCAGTCATACCAACCGACATCAGCGGTTCTTATCGGTGTTGATCCGACTCATTACCGAAGGTAACCGACGGCCGACAGATCGCGAGCAATTGACGCGGGCGTGGTTCGGTTTAGCGCGGCGTAGCGCGGTCGGGCGCGGTAGTTAGAACACGCGAGGCACCGGTTGGCCGCGGCAACCGTCAGCAAATGCTGACGAGGGCCGGGGAGTACCGCCCCCACCGTCCTAGAGCGGACCCCCTATGGGGGTGTTGCGGCCCGGCTATACCGGTGATAGGGAAAGCAAATTTTTGTCATTTTTTAACAGCACATATTCCAGTATTTCACCTTCTGGGCTAAGCAGCTGAAGCTGGTAAACACCAGGCCCAGTCTGCATAAACCCGACAACTAACATGCTAAGTAGTTCGCACATCTTTATTCTCCTTTGGGCAGTAGTAGGGCCGGCATTCGACCTCATTGATTGGATAGTTAGCGTTAACCGGGACCTCTACTCCACATTCTTTACACTTAAGTATTTTAATGGGATCAAGGGAAATCGTCAAGGGCGTCATAGACTTGAGGAAATGTAGTTTGAATAAGTTCTCTACACTGGTTTGCGATTACACGATGCTCATATTGTGTCCCGTTAGCGCATCTTAGGTCGGTATAATGGATCCAAGAGCGCAATGTGCCGTTCATATACAGTGTTGTAGGGCTAGAAAGCGGCAACACCTCTCTAGCACACTCTTTAGCCACACCAGCGGCCAGCATTTCGTTATAAAGCAGCAGTGACATGTCGTTCAACTGTGCTATCTTAATTTGAAGCTCTTGAACTGTATAATCGTTCAAGTTATCAATGCTATTCTGGCGATTTTTGGTGTCTTGCCGCCTTAACCGTGGAATAGCTGGTCGTTCCGTTACTGTTGCGTACCGTTGACTAAACTCTTGGAAGCTAAAGCTGCGGTGACGCAGAATCTGTGCAGCAATACTGCGGGTAGTCTTGATCTCAACGCACATGTTCACCATTTCAAACGGTGACCAATGTTTATGCTTGATCAGATACTTAATTAACCTAGCACTGGTCTCAGTGTTGTTCTGATTGTCTGGATTAGAAACCCGTGCCATGTAAGCTACAAGGTTATCACCATCTGGAGTTGAGTGAATTAACTTAACGGAATGCATACAGTAGTAAAAGAGTCATTGACATCGGTATCATGTGAAGAATGATAAGTAATGATGTCGTCTAGTTTCAGTAGGAAAGGGGGACCGAAGTCCCCCAGTCACAGGAAGTCCACCCTTCTTCCTGTATAAGGGTGTCATTAACTAAATCCAAGTAGGTAAGCTGTTTTTGCCACCCCTTGCTTTTTGTCTTTGTTGGGTAGTCATACCTAAGACAAGGTGGTTTGTCATGGATTGTGGGTCTTCTACAAACGCTTCTAACATATCATTCCAATCCTCCATTTTACGGAGGTTGATCTGTTGCTGAGCGCTAATAGCAAACGCATCTGTAAAGTACTTCACGCCCTGGGCAAGGCAGTCCAATCTGTCATCATGCCGGACCGCACCTTTCTCCCGACACATCCTGCTCATTTGGTAGAACAGCATGTATAGGAGTCGTTTCTCAGGAGCTTCGTCTTTATTTGATTTGTAGTCCCACTCGACCACAGAACGATCAACCACAAGGCGATGTTGATTAAGGACAGGCTCAAGGGTATCAATAATACGATCCTCTTTCCGTACATTTGCACGTACCTCCTCTACATCAATGCCTTGTTTAGTCTGTTGTAAGTGTTTTTTGAACAACTCTCCGACGATACCATCGCCAAAGTTTGTCTCCACAACAAGTTTCGTTACACCGTACTTACGGCAACCTCTTAGAATGTCCAGTAACGTGTTGTCTGAGTATCCATCCTTGTAAGCTCGCATTTCGTGCAAGTACAGAAAACCATTTCGTTGGGAGATATAAGCTGCTGCCGTCTCATCCGATCCTCTACCCGATGGATCAACCGAGCAGATTCTTTCGGTGTAAGGCTCCCATTCTCCTTGGAGCTGCATTGGACTGTAGAAATAATCTCCAGGTAAACCGACAGTTGGGAGTTCCTTGAGACAGTTTTTCGGGTCTGAGCACCAGATGACGGAATCAGGAGCAGTGTCAGGGTTAATGCTAGTGATGACAAGATCGGCCATTTTAAGCGGAAACTTTTCTGCGTCAGACAGGCTCGTATCGAGCATGAACTGTAGCATAAAGTTTGACCGTCCCATGGACGCTTCACGTTCGATAAGATCTTCATGGCTAAATCGGTCAGGGTCTGTTACATCCCAGGCCGTCGCCCCTTTTTCAATGTCCTCTTGCAGTTGTGGAGCGAGGAGGCCTTCGTAGTTAGCAAGCTTTCTAGGCACCCGAGCAGGCCAAACAAATGGTCTGTAGTTACGTTCCGCTAGCTTGCGGTAGATCGTAAACGTTGTCTGAGGTGTGCCAAGATACATAATACGGGAATCGTCTTTAGGTGTCAAGATTGACTCCGCTTCAGTACATAACTGTAGCAATTTTTCCCGCATCATTTCTGTCATTGAGTTACCAGGAACTTCAACGTCGTCTAGAATCATTAAATCGGCGCGGCTTCCGGTGAGCTGTCCAGTGATGCCCACCGACTTTACGCTCGGCGCCTGGCTCGGGGAGCAGTTCACATCGAAGCTTATTCGCGACCACCTTGCATCGTCTGACTTGGGCTGTAAATGAGAAAGCCATGGTGTTTCAATGATAAGTTTCTGTAGGAATATACTCATGTTATCTGCCCGCTCTTTAGAAGCGGAGATAATCATGATTTTCTTTTCAGGTTCATTAAATAAAGTCCAGAGAACAAAAGCACCAGTGATCCAAGACTTACCGACGCCACGAAAGGCCTGGATTTGAAGACGCTTAGGACCATGTTGTAGATAATTAGCGATTGCATATTGTGCTCTGGTAGGTTCTGGTAGGTCTAGCTGGTTCCACAGAGCCTGCAGAAACAGCTTGAAATCGCCCTGTAAGGCGGTTAAAACGTCGGTCATAGGGTATTGGGTCTAAAGGTGGATGAAAGGGCTTACAGGCGCGGTTTATAGCGTAGTCCGCCGCGTTGTGCTTCAACGTCAGGCTTACCAGGTGTGTCTAATCTAGCAATGTCTAAGCCAGTATTGACTGCATCTAAACCGGCAGCCGCAGCGTCGCCAATACCTGGGACCCAACCGACTAAACCGCTCAAAGCTGCGATACCAGCCTGATCAAAACGTCCTTTACTTGTATAATCTGCCACCTCTGCAGCAGAAATAGCGACATCTACGCCAGGAACAAACTTAGCAGCTGACTTACCAGCACGTTTAGCTAGTATTTCAGCAATAGCTTTTTGTCCTATCTTACTTTTAGCTGCTTCTGTAGCTGCCATTATACCGCCGCCAACCGCAGCACCGGCAACATTACCAGTAGCAAGGTTAACACCGATTTGAGCAGCTTGATCAGCTCTGCCTAGGTTGCTAGCAAATTTAAGACCGCCACGACTGGCACTTAACCCCATACCTTTAGTATATTCTATACCAAGATCCCCTTGAAGCAAAGTACGTTTGTCTCTAGGAGTTTGTCGAGGCCAAGGGCTTGAAGCCGCTCGGTCAACCATTTCTTCGGGAGTACGGCCAATACCTAAAAACTCTAAAGCTTCGTCAGATGGCTGTTTGTTTGATTTACTGATGTTATCGGCAGCACCAGCTAGCATTTTATTCCGCCAGTGCTCTACACCAGCTCTTTTAGCTCCTTTTTTAGGATCAATATGATCAAGCTGGTTTGCGCGGCTAGCAAATCTACCTTGACGTTTGAGCATTTTTTGATCATACTCAAACATAGCCTGAGCTAAACTTGCGTCATCTTTATAACGCGGGTGGTTAACGTAATCCAATAAAGTAAGACGTTGACCACCGCGAGTATTTTCAGCAAGCCTATCTACATCAGCACTTTTAACTTGATAGCCATTAGGGTTAGACGGTTTAGATTTTACACTAAAAACATTACCTTTATAAGTAAATTGAGCCGCTCCCTGGGGAAGTTTAGTGGGATACAGCTTTTTAATTTGCTGGTATTTAGCCCACATTTTATCTGCCAACTCTTTAGGCGGGTATTCACGACCAGGGATTTTTTGTGCCATTACGCTACTTTAGTGTTTGACTTAGGTTTGACGTTTTTAGCTTTGATTTCTTTCAGAGCTTTGACAACAGAGGCGTAGCCAGAAGGCTTACGGTCCTTGTCTTTGTACCTATCAACCATCCGCTGTGCCAGCTTCTGGTTAGCACGTGCCCAAGAACCCATGTCCTTACCCTTATCACCAGTCTGCTTACTTTTGGGTGCTGTCTTGGGTGCAGAAGATACGGGTTTCGGGGGATCTTTCTTTTCAGTACGGCTAGTGCCAGGATTATTACCACCGCCGGTAGACGCATTAGGAGCCTGCTGTGGGCTTCCAGATTCTACAGGATTAGATTTTCCTTTATTAGGAGAAACGGCTCGGCCGCGGCGATTAACCGTGCCAGACTGCGATCCCCTAGGAATACGGCCTACCAAACCACGAATGCGGTCTCCGACCATATCCTTCACGTTTGTAGTACCGTCAGGAGAGCTGTACTTAAACGCTTTACCGTCCCAGTAGCGACGGCCTTTGCCAGGTACCATGTACCAACCTTTTACCCGTTTGGACGGGTCTTTTTCAAAATTCCTTGCGGGATATGCCATTATTTAATATGGGAAAGAATTAGTTTTTCTCTAAGACGGTTTACACCGAATGTATCTCTCATCCAAGAGAGCCAGTTTAAACTTCCTTTTGCCTGATTACAACAGGAACAAGCCGGAACAACGTTATAGGACATGTCTTCGCCACCAAGGCAGCGAGGATGCACGTGATCAATAGTGAGTTCATGTAAATCATAGGTTTGTCCACAATAGACACAAGTACAACCGAAGTGTTCTTTGATAGCACGCCTCCAGAGGCGCTTAGCTTCGGGAGACGTCATAGTGATTAGGTTGTAGAGGTAGTCGTCAGGGTGAGGAAGGAGAGGGGTCATGCGTACTTAATCTTTAGTCGGGGTCTGCGGCGGTTGGTTGATGGATCTTCTTTTCGGCCTTTACGAGGGCCTGTATGAGAAGCATCCATATTGTCACCATTGCCGTAGGTGCCTAACTGACGATTAAGTGCGTTAGCATTGATCCGTAGATCTTTGCCTTTTTTGGTTTTATTGTAACGGGCTTGCTGAGCGTTACGCTTGCGTCGAGCACCGTCGTTTTGTTTGTAGTAATCTGAAGTGTTACCGTTTGCCATAGAGCCTGCTTTGTACTAATTCAGGATCGACTTCTGGCATAATAGAGGCCAGTTTAGACAGCGGGTTGCCGTCGTAAGCTACTCCGCTAATGTCGTTGGTTTTAAGCCAGTCGCAAGCTGCTTTCAAATCTTGAGTAGTAGCTTCGCCAGACTTAATGCGAGCCAGAAATTCGGTTGTGACGAGGTTGTGTAGTTCATTGAACTGCTCTTCGGTAGCTTTTTTAGCCATTTCTTAGCACGATTTGATCTAATTTATTTTCGATACGTACCATGTGATCTTCCATGCGCTTAAGAAGCCCTGCTAAATCAGCTTTGGAAACATAGTCTGTAGCAACTGTCAGCTCAAAAGCATCGAGGCGCCGATCTAAGTGGTTGATACGTTCGTGTATACTTCCTATTCGGTTGTGTAGTCTGTTGACAGCCGCAACGCCTGCACCGGCGACAGCTATGCTAACAGTAACTAATGCTTCCATCATTTGATTGAAACTATGGGTACAATGTCGTGACAAAGAACTTCAACTCTACTTCCTGGACGGAAAGTAAAACCGTTCTTCATAATCTCTGTGCATTTAAGTGCACGTATCATTTCATAATCTAAACGCATTTTTTCTTCATGACGTTTAGCGATTGCTTTACATTGTTCTATCATACCGCCATCCAATGGAACACTAAAGTTCAGTTGCATACCAAAGTTGTTGCTACGCACATATCCACTGGAATCCATTGGAACGGTATCATTACCCATGTAAAAAGGTGAAACTGTCATAGTAGTACCGTTGCATGAGTTGCCTCCGGTAAACTGTTGACGGCTAGGAGCACCATTGTTTTGAAATTGTACAGCTTGATTGGTCACATTACCTGTAGCCGCGGCCACAGGCGATGATGTGTTCTGTACTCTTGGTTCATCTTCTGCATATGCAGGTGTTACTGCGAGAAGATAGACAAGGATGTAGTAGTAGACGTTTGCTCGATGGTTTCTTCGATGTCGATTGTCTCGACTACACCTGCCGATCTGGTGACCGTTTCTAATTGAAACGCATCTCCTGCGGTAGTTACTGACCAAGTTGTCGAAGAATTTGTAATATCCCCACTGGGGGTTACGTTTGTTCCGGACCATGACGAATAAGCACCGCCCATCACTTCGGTTTCAATGGTACGAGTGATGTCAACGGTGGTGGTGGTTGTGGACTGCATACTACCTTGAGTAAATTTAGGTGTCACAGTCTGTGCGGTTGCTGCTGCGGGGGATAACAGAAGAACCAGTAGAAGAAGTTTTTTCATTTAGGGGGTTCTTTTTTTGTGTCCTTATCGATGCGAGAAATACCGTAGGATGCTAAAGTGCCACTTAGCAAAGAAGCGACGAACGTAGGATCCATTTTTTGCAGCATACCCATATAGGATGCGGTAAGAACACCAGCACTCCAAACGAGTACCAGTGCTTTTACAATCTCACTGAAGAATCCAGAAAAAAAGTTTTGGTTATCCTTCATCTTTTTTCTTTTTGCGGGTTAGTAGTTTCTTGATAATTGGTTTCAAGACGTTTACTGTCCGTTTAAAGATTGCAGTAGCTGTAAGGGTGGCTGCAACTGAAACAGTAGCAGTCGTACCAGCTGTTACAAGGATTTCATTACTAGGTAATGGAACCTCGTAGTCTGTACCGGGAACATCAACATAACGTATCTGTGAAGGTGCAGGTGGAGCTGGTGGTATAGATTGTGGTTTAGGCTCCTGAGGTTGCTCAGAAGGGGTAGTTCCCTTGATTCCAGGTGGCGGTCTAAGGTCGCTAGGAGGAACCACAAGGGGCTTGTAAGATGGAAGCTCACCTCGTGGTACCTCAAGCACCGCACGCGGCAATATAGGCGCCGCTGGGAGGTCGATAGAAGGGAACACCGGTGGTGCTCCCAAGTCCATCAGCCTTTGTTAGGGAAAAGACCGTTGCGAATAAACTCAACGGCTTTGTCATCAACCTCATTGTCGGTCTGCTCAGCCAGTTTGGTGAGAAGATCAACGATAAGAAGTTTAACTTTGTCAGAGTTCAGAAAGCTGAACAGGATTGGACGGATAAGGGCGATCATTTAGACTCCGGCGGGATTAGTGTTTACAACAGGGGGTTGAGGCCAATCAGCAGGCAAACCCTCTGCTGCCAAAGCAGCAGTACGCTGCTCAGCAGTAAGTTCGGTGAACGTAAAATCATCGTTACGTTGCACATCAGCAAGCTCTACACCAGCTCTCAGGCAGTACACCGCAGGTGCAACTGCCATCGTTTTAGCTGGATCTGGGTAGTAATTTCGTGTGTTATCTAGTTCTGCGCCTTCCGCCTCAAAAGCGTAAGTTGCGCGATATAAGGGAAATGTCATGATTAAGCGTTGAGAGGAGCGAAGACTGCGGTGTAGTCGTTGGAACCAAGGGAGTTGTTATATGCACCAGAGGTGCTGTAGGTATACACCAAGCCAGATTCACCGACACAGAAAGCAGCAATCGTGCCTTCAGAAGCATCGTCGTTAGTGAAGTTCCACCAAACCATAGGCTCAGGTTGTCCGCGGTACGGTTCAGCACTGTAAAGGATGTTAGTGCTGCTATTATTGGTAGCAGATATGTTCCATTGACCGCTCCAGTGTCCGCAAGCAAACAGTGTGCCATATTCATCAATAATAACGATGCGGCTGGAAGTCGAGGAGTTGATAAAGTGAGAGAACACAGCCTTAGCACGGCCAACACGGTGCTTACCTGACCAGTAGGCGGTATCACCGAATCCACCTTCATAGCTGCTAACAGCGCTATGCAGGCTGCTAGCAGTAACGTCGTGATTAGTCTTTAGTTTGACTTTTACTTCAACCCAGCCAGATTGGTTAGTTCCGCCCGAAGCATCACCAAGTTGACCATAACCGTTATAACCAGTAGCCCAAAGAGTACCGTCATTGCAGATAGCCATGCAGGAATCTTGCATCACTGGATAGATAGCCTCTACTTTGCGGCTACCAGAGTTAATCGTAGTTGAAGCGTTAGACTTTTCGTTCCAAGTTGTTGTATAGCTACCAGCGCTAGTACCGATCAAACCATAAGTATCATAACCGACAAAGTGAACAGTACCGTCATCACAAAGCGCCATGCTTTGTCCAAGGCTAGAATTACCACCAGTACCATTTACGTGAATGACACGCTTGCCAGTCAATGAACCAGTCATTGAACTAGCAGGTGCGTTTACGTTGGTTGCGGAGCCGTTACCTATTTGGCCGTAACCATTATAACCCCAAGCATACAAAGCACCTTGGTTGTTGATAGCATAACCACGGTTGTAAGAATCACAACACATGCTAATGTATTCTACCGGATAGTTGCCAAACTGACTTTGAGCATACTGACGGTAGTAGTAGTCATTACCAGTACCCCAAGGAGAACCATAGTTACCATAACCGCCCATATACACGTTTCCATCAACGTCAAGAGCTGCGTGCTGTGTCGTGGTAGCACTATAGGTATTATCACCAGCAGCAGAACAAGCCATCATCTTGATCTTGGGATAGTTAGTATCGACTTTATCGGTACCACCAGTATCCAAGAAACGAATAGGAACCGGCTTGTTGGGATAGTTACCAGGCGCACCGTTGCCGTGAGATGCTCCATAACCGTCATAACCAGTTCCATAAAGCATGCCGTTTTCGGTCAGAATGTGCATGAGCATGGCTTGGTAGACTTCTACGTACTTAGCATTCATTTGGGTAAACACCTCGCCATCCCAGTCCGAATCACTTTCGGTAATAGGATAGCCTAAATCATCTCCGGTGTGAACATCAGTCAGCCATTTAGAATAATTAGTATCACCCCGAGTTGCTGCAAGAACAACTTGAGGAATTTCTAAATGTGGTGTCGAAAGAAAGTCGGTGTCAACGTTAGTATGATAACCAAGACCGTGCTTGTAGTAAGAGTGGATCCCCGAGACATTTCCGCCACCCAACATGACGTTACCTTGAGCACCAACGTACTCAAATTCGTAGTATCCGCCTTTAGAGTTGCAAGCAGTAAAACCATGACCATACTCAGTTCTGTAATCAGACACTGGGTTGTTAGCATGGACGTTCAGGTTAGGTGTACCAAAACCACGCACACCAGAAACGAAGCCGGAGCTTGCACCAGCAGCGGCAGTTTTACGTCTTGCAGTTGCTTTACCCCAAGAAGGAACATACTTAAGGTCGTTTACAGTAATCTCAACGTACGCTGGGTTAACAGCAGTACCGGAGCTGTTACGGATGTAAACAGTGTTAGGGGTTGTTGCGGTAGGAGTGAACGTAAGGGTAACAGCCGAACCGTTGTAAGTAACTTGACCAGAAGAACCTTCTGCAGAAGTCAGCTGCTTAGAAGTACCAGCAGTACCGGTATCAACAAACAGGTCGTAAGCAACACCAGTGTTAGTTACGTTATCGATAGTAATTGTGTATTCCTTACCGCGGCATACATCGATAGAACCGTGACCAGTATTACTGCCTTGACGGTTGGTAGTGTCTTGAACAATAATTTGTCCAATCATACCTTGGTGACCAGCGGTTTGACACTGATAGTAGTAAGTACCAGCTGCAACTCCAGTAGTAACCCATGTGACAGTTGCAGTACCACCACCGGTATAAGTACCAGTGCTTACAGCAGCGCCGCCATCAGAGACGACAATCTGCATGGGGTGACCAGTAACACCGCTGTTATCGAAAACAATGGTATCACCAATGTTGACATAAATGTCACCGTCTTGGATATCAGTGAATGCACCGTTACGGTCTTCACCGGTTACAATCCAGTTTTCATGCGTAGTTGCACCACGCTGAACGGCAGTTGTAATGGTATAGCTAACAGCAGGAATGCTTCCAGCAGTAGTAAAGGTGTTACCATAGCCAGAAACTTCTTCGTACGTAAATGCACGTGCCTCGTAAGTTTCTAGGGGAGCTTCAACAGTAGTAAGGCCTTTACCTTCTTCAGGAACAACGACCAGGCGTGCAGTACCGTTAGCTTTGTTACGGTACACCATGTCACCAACAGCATGCAGCACGTTAGCATCAGGTGCAGGAGTCAGGATGTCCCAGTTGTCGGAGCCAGGATTAGAACCAGGATCAACGTTAGTTTGGTTGTCAGTGCTAAGCAGATACAAAGCACTGCCGTACGTAACCATGTCATGGAGATAGTACGTAGTAGCACTGGAATAGACGCCACGGAAGTTCAGACCACCGTTCATCAATTCCCAGCTAGCATTTGCTTGTGGCTCACTTTGGCCAGTTGCAATGTCAGCGACAGCTACATAAGTTTGGTTGTTGTGGAATACAACATCATCAGTTTCATAGGCAGTACCTGCGTTCCAGGTGCCCTGCCAATTAAATTTTAGTTTTCCGAGATCAATAAATGCCATTAGTCGTGAAGTTGAATGTAAACGTGACCGGAGGATTGGAAGGCAAACTTAGGCTCGCCAACATTAGCGCCACTCTTATGGAGCAGGCCGTTAGTAGTAAGGATAGCAGTGTTTGTACCCTTGTAGTTGTAATCTAGTGGATCGTAAACATTAGTAGTGTTACTAGCTTCAGTGTAATCTACACGCAACACAACTCGATTACCGGTTGTGGTAGCCCGCTTGGCGCCATAGAATGTAGATTCTGACGCAAAGTTTGCAGCGGCAGCAGCAGAAGCCTGAGCTGCAAGAGCTGAGTTGTTTGATGCAATAGCAGAAGTCGCTGCGCTGTTTGCGCTTGTTTGCGCAGCAGAGCGGTGCCCGCTAGCACTTGCCGCTGCGTTACCTGCAGCGCTAGCTCCAGCTTGTGCAGTATTGGCATGACCAGCAGCTGCAGAAACTTGAGCAGCAAGCTGCGAGTCGTTGTAGTTTTCAGTAGCATCCAACTGCTGCTTAGTAACAGCATCAGTAGGATCTACACCGTCACCTAGATCAATAATTCTGTTGCCGTTGAAGCTAACATTGTTAGCAAAGCTAGCGCTGTTAACATCGACAAATCGGTCACTAACTTCTTGAGTAACGAACAATGCCTGGTTGAAGTTATCGTTCAGGTCGGTTGCTCGAATGGCTGATCCCGAGAAAAACTCAGCATTCAGCTCTTCTAGACTGGTTGTACGGAACAGCCGCACCACCGTAGAGGTGGTGATAGTGGCTGCAGTAGTAGCGTCTAGTTGAAGTGTGGTGTCGTTGGCAAAAGAGTATGCAGTTTTTGCGATCGTTGTTCCGTCCAAAGAGACGAAAACATCCGCTCGTTTAATATATGGGAATGTAAATTGAAACAATGATTGGCCCGCCGTTGGCGGATTACCATTCAAAGTACTGTAGACGTTTTCAGTTGTGTAGGCCATTACACCTCAAATAGAGTGCTGGTGGATCATTTATTTGTGAGGGGGAACCTAGGGGCTCTTCCTCGTTGTTGATCATACTTATCTACTTGTGATTCGTATTGACGAACTCTAATTTCGTCACGGTTAGAAAGTTCAAGTTCAGCTGCACGCTTAGCACGCAGAAGAATGCGATCAATCTTAAGGTACAAAGCATCCCACAGTTTAGGATCAACTTGACGTCCATCCCGTTGCATCTGCTTAATAGCAGCACGCCACTGTTTTGCTTCAGTACTCTTCATAATTTTAGCCAGCTCTTTTTTGAACCGACCTTGTTTGCCCATTAGGCTGTACAACTCAGAACGCTCGGCTGGGGTGTATTTAACACCTTTACCATTGCTGTTAAACAGCGGGCGAGAGTCGTATTCAATGTCCATCAGGAACTGACGCTCAGCAGAAATCTCATCCCCAATCTTCATAGGCATGAAAGCGTTCCAACCGCGTACAAAGAAGTTTTCAGTAAATCCAACTTCTGTACCATCAATCCAATCGTACTTCTTAGGCAATGCGCCTTGAGGTTCAACCAGGTCTAGATACTTGTTACGGTTGCGCAGGAGCTGCAAGAACTCCATATCAACTTCACGTAATTCAGGTGACATCAATCTGCCAAGCTCGTTACGTGCACCAGAGAACGGTGCCAAGGAACTAGCAAACGATGCCGCCCAACGACTCATTGCAGCAGGGTTACCGCGCAACACGTCGTTCATAGGCTCCAAGCCAGCCAGCATTGACTTGTCAGTCAAGTTAGCCGCAAGGATGAAACCCATCTTGTTAAGGTTGGTAGCAAGGTCAGCTTCAGTTACAGAGTCGAAGTTGTCCATCACGTCAGCAGTAAGAGCCAGCCAGTCCCCGAGAGGACCAAGCCATTCATAGCTATACCACTTACCATCCCAGCCTTTGTAAGACTTAGGTTTCCAGTTCAGCTCACGCCGAACCTTTTGACGTTCTTTGTCAAAGTGACCGTTACCATGGATGCTGTCATTCATGAACAAACCAGCAGCACCCATCACAGTGATGGTACCAATAGCCTTGCGTCCACGGATCTCATGACGCAAACGTTGGAACGCTTGACCGTCAACTTCCAGGTTTCCAGTAACTTTAATACCTTTAGATTGAAGAATCTCGACAATCTCTTCGCCAGTAAAATCAACACCAGGCAGTGCCAGCCGGTTGTAGTCTTTCATAAAGAGAGACACAGGGCTGAATTTGTTCATCATGCCAATCATGTTGGCAGATGTACGTGGGAACATCAAGAAAGGCTTCATGAACTTGTTACGGTCCACAAAGGCACTGATGTTCTTAACAGCAGGGTTGTCAAGGTTAAGAGCGATTTCACGGCTAGCGTGGTCAACGGCAGAATCAGTGATCATGCCAGACTTATCAAACATCTTTTCGTAGATCTCTTGCTCAGCATCTTTCAGTGCCTTAGCGTCGAGAGTACGGCCACCGTCAACAAACTTATCCCACACTTGTCCACGGGTTTCAGCAGCAGCCAGTACAGCACGGGTAAAACCGTCAAACGCTGTCATAGCATTAGCACCAAACCGCATCCAAGGATGGTTGCTCATATCGTGCAGAGCTTCAGCCTGGTTGTACAGAACCATAGGTCCAGATTCGCCAGCAGCTTCAGAAGCTTTAGCAAACTCATGCAGCACCTCCATTGTCCTTTCATTCTTGACTGCAATGTCATCACGGACAATGTAACCAACAGAAGTAGGATCCTGGGCAGCCTTACGGTAAACCATGCTCATGTGAGACATGCCACGCTTGAAGGTGTCCATAAAGGCGCTATACTGATACCAACCGCGCTTAACTGCTTTCATATCACCACTGAGCATAGCGCCACCAATGACAGTCATCGGCTTAGCCAGCATCAAAGCAGTGTTACCAAAACCAGCTTTCAGCGGAGTCGAGATAGAAGTAAGGACAGAGTTGTAGATGTTTGACCAGGCACCCTGCACCAGTTGGTTCGGGATGTCTGGGTTTTGATCGTAGATTGCTTTAGAAACGTAGTTAGGCAGGCTTTCTTCAAAGTAACGATTCAATTTAGTAATTGTATCAACGTTACCATCAGAATACTCATACGCCATAATGAAGGCGTTTCTAAACTCTGGCTTTTCTTCAGCCAGAATCTTCAGAGTACGATCTAGGTTCTCAGCACGTGATGCAATCTCTTTGATTTGAGCATCAGTACCTTCCTTAGCATTTTTAGCAGCAGCCTTTAAAGCCTTGCTAGTGGGTTGTTCCTTCCAAACACGCAGCAGAGCAGTGCCTGCAGCAAGCTGGTAAGAAGCCAGACCCTTTTCAACCATCAGGTACTTAATCCTATCACGGATCATTTCCTGGGCAGCAGCCACAGCATTAGTACCATCAGCAATACGAGCACCTTCTGCCAGGTCGCTGATCTGACCACCCAAAGAGGTAGTTACATAAGCCTGTGCTTTGATGGTGTCGAGGTTAAAGTATTCGTCAAGGTAAGTACGAATAGACTTCATTGCAGCGTTATAGCCTACGTTGCCAAGGGCTTTAACTTCGAGATCCTTATAGCTGTTTTTGAACTCATCCAGGATGCCACGTACCATACTAGGATCCATACTAGGATCGCTGATATAGGCAGCCAGATTTGTACCAGCTTTATCAATCTCATCCCACGAGAGTTTACCTCCCTGGGCCAAGTCAACAGAGTATTTACCACCTTGTTTAATCTCATTGGCGATTTGTTTCACAATCATCCGTTTTGTCAGATTCTCTGCTTTGACGCCATTTTTCAAAGCAGCTTCTGTCATGACACTACCAAGGCGGCCATAAGTAGTAGCATTGTTTCCTTGAATCCTGGCAGCATCGATTGCAGCACCATGAACGCCAAGAGGATCTTGAGACCGAGTACCGATCTCATCGTAATCGAAAACATCATGAACACCTTTTAAAGGTTGATCTAGGTTACCGTTAGCATTAGCAAGGTTGTACTCACCAAGGTTGTCCAAAGCTTCTTCACGTGACGCTGCGGACAAAACATAAGCGTCCTCTGCATCAGCAGGATCAACGTCTTTAATTCTAGCGAAGTATGCTTTTGCGGATTCACCTTCTGGGATCACACGAGTAAGCCGTCTTGCTCCTCTAGCAGCGTTAAGCAGTTTAGCGCCGCCTAGCAGCAAGTCAGTAAAGATACCAAGACCGATACCCTCGTAAACGTTCTTAAGACGTTTGACATCAGGAGTGTCACTGTCCAATGTAGCCCAATCATCACTGATCCATTGGAACGTAGCAGGAAACATCTTCTTCAGAGAACCCTGAAGGTTGTCATCCTTTTCATTTAGTTTGTTAGTCGAGTCTACAAACGCACCAACACCAGCGGCTAGACCGGTGTTACCAAAGAACTTAACAGTAGCTGAACTAGCAGCTTTCCACTTAGAGGCCGCGGCCAAACCCCTCGCTGCGTTACCGGCAACACCGATACCAACAACGTTAGGTACAATAAATGAAGACAGTTCTCGTGCAGCTTGCAGAGCGTCAGTTTTAAATTTAGGCAGTTTAGGGATGCCTACCCCTGGAACTAGGTTAACTAGATCTGTAGCAAAGTCAAGCGCACCAGTAGGAATGAAAAGGGCGGACTCCCCGACTTGTCGGAGAGAATCACCCATATCATATCCTTTATCCCACATCCATTGCTGCTCTTTCGGTTCTTCCGGTTGAGCGGTTTCCGCGGGTTGTTCAGCTTGAGGTTGTTGGGTTTGTTCGGGTTGCTGAGGACTTACCTCACCAGACGCCGGACTTTCAGGTTCTTCGGAGCCAGTGTCTCCGTAGTAATCACTAGAAACTTCTAACGAACTTATCTCAGCATCAAGGCGTGCTTTAGCTTCATCGTCAAGTTCAGTTACAACATTACCTAGTTCCTGAATCGGATCATCCATTTAATTACCTCATAAAGGATTCAAGGAACAGTTTTTCCTGAGCAGACAGTTTGTTTGCACCAACCCAAGGACGCCAACCGCGTTCTGAGAGGAGTTGCAAAGCTAATCTATCTTGGACCTCAGGAGTAAATTTAGTCGTACGTGGGTCGAGACCCGCACGTTGGATAAGTCCGGGCAAAGTGTTGCCAACGAACTGATAGCGCCCAACAGCGTGCAGTTTACCTGCTTCACGCCACTGGTCGTTGCTCATAGACTTATCATCGTATTGCAAGTCAGTAACCTCGTACAGGAACAGGTCAGTAAGCTTGCGGCCACCGTGCTGTTTCATCTGGCTAAACGGTCCTGAGTAGAACCCTTTATCCGCGCCTGTACTTGTGCCGCCTTTCTCTCCATACTGGTTTACAGCGTCATAGCCGCCAGCACCAGAGGATTCAAACTTAGCAAGTAGGTTAAGTGCTTTGCCTTTGTCACCAGGGATCTGAGATACCTGAACAACATTGGGCTGAGGGGGAACAGCGTATTGCATAGAAGACCTTACAGGGTAAGGAGAATTACTTAATTTTAAATAACGTTGCGATCTGTTACGAGTTTCACGCTTAGCAGTCAGATTATTAAGGAAGGTCTGGAACTCAGGATCAGCATTCTTGATCACATCAATAGCCTCGTTGTAACCAGGCAATGACGGTAAACCGTTAGCACGGCGACCGCGATCGATAAGCTCAAGGACGTTGATACCGGTCTGCTGTGACAGGTAAGTCAAATGAGAAGGAATGGTATGACCAGGGGTTTTCATATCCTTTTCAAGCTGTTCAAAGAACGCTTTGTCACCCAAGAATCCTTCTTGATCAATGATGTTGTTATCAGCTTTAACCTGCTCCAGCATCTTCTTAGTCTTCTGAGCTGCAGCAACAGCCTTGTCTTTATCGACACTCTGGCTAAAGAAGTTGTCAAAGCCATCGATACCAAGCTGGTACCGGTGCCCGTCAACATCTTGAGCTGCTTTGAACTCATCCATAATCCGTGAGCTAGCAGTCATAGCAGCTTCAGCAGCTGTCATGTTAGGATCACCAGCCATAAGGCGGAGAGCTTCTTTACGGATACGTTGCTTGAGTTCACCAATAACTAGATGGGTGCCAGTGCCATAGTGCTCGCCAGGAAGTGACAAGTCCTTAGCCTTAGCCTTAACCATACCTTCGACTTCTTTGTCGATAGCCTTAAAGTTACTGCTTGCTTCTCGCAATTCTTTCTGCTTCTTAGCTTTCTCCATATACTGATTCTGAACCGCAGCGGGCTCGTTAATCAGCATTTCAGGATCCAACAATCCTTGATCTTCCAACGAGGCATAGCGGTCAAGCTTAGCTTGCAGCTCCTTACCTTCGATAGTGTTGTACTTGTAGAACTGTTCGATGGCTGCAGAAGGCTGACGATTACGGCTTCTAGAGTTCTGCAAATAGTAACGTTGTGCAAGGACAAAATCTTCTTCAGTGCTGTTTTCATCCAGCCCTTGCAGAATCTCTTGCTCTAGGTTCTTATCGTGCAGAGCTGCCTCGTTATCGTCAAACTGAGATCTACGGATACGCTCAACGCGCATCTCTCGCTCTAGATTATCGAACTTAGCACTGAATTTACTGCCATACGTAACACCTTCTTTTTCACCAGGCACTTGCATCTGCTTGATTTCTTCAAGGTCGATTTCATGCCCAGCAGCTTCTCGGTCAAGTAAGAAACTCCGCATTTGTTTCCAAGCACCAGCAAAACCACGAGGTTGACCGTTGATGTCTACACCACGAGCAAAGGTATGCAAGAGGTTATGGAAAGAACCTTCATCATTTTCATCAAAGGCATTCATAGCCTTTTGATCAGCTTCAAAGGTTTGATTGACTGCATACTGACGGCGACCGGCACTAAGCAGTGAGGCATCAGCTTTGTCGATACCTTCCAAGGCGTGCTTAGCCAGCATTTGGTCACTCAGACCATTCATGCCAGAGACGCTAAACCACTGCTCCTTTAGGTGTCCCAGGACAGCAGCAAGCTGTGCAGGGTTTTTGTCAGGAGCATTTACCTTAACTGAAGTGCCGTCAGGAAGTTGAATCTCTTCATCACTTTCCCGCATGTGGCGCATAGCATAAGAGGTCCAGCTTTGACCAGCACTCTTAGCCATACCGATAGCGTAACCTTTACGCTCCCATCCAGACAGGTTGCTCAGACCTTCGACAACTTCATAAGGAGCTCCGTTGCGCTGAGCCTCTATAGCAGCCTTTTGTGTAGCACCAGCACGTGCGGTAAGCTCAGCATCTTGCTGATCGTACTGAAGTACTGCTGCTTCCCGTGCTGCTTTATCCCTAGAGAATTTAAGTAGACCACGGTTCAAGGCTTTTTCGTTTTCCTCACCTTGCCGTTCAATGGCAAAGTTAAGTAACGATTCAGAGAATTGAGTCAGCTCTGCTAGCTGCTCTTGGTTCTGTTCATAGAATGCCTTACCTTGCGTTTCAAAAGCATCGAAAGCTTGATCAGCTGCGGCAAGACGTCTTTGTAAATCAGGGTCTCCAAGCGGTACTTGGATGGGGTTCATCTGTCGAACTTGAGCAGAACCCTGATACTGTACTTGACTAATTTTAGGTTCTGCCATAATTACGGTGTCCTCTTATATCCAAGGAAATCACCAATCATGCCTCCACGATAAGATTCCTTGCTGAACAATCCATTCGACATCATGCTATTAGCTGTCGAAGCACCGGACAGAATAGCATTGCCAATCTGTAGACCAGTGTTAAATTTAGGTATAGGTGCTTGAGGCACAAACTGAGGCATAGGCATACCGCTAAGCAGTGTGCTGTATGCAGCTTGGTCAGCTTTCTGCCATTGCTGTTGTATGCCTTTCAGGTTGCGTTCCAGTTGACGGTCAGCACTCTGAATGTTCTGAACCAGCTTAGTAGACTGACGTCCATATTCACCTACAGACATGATCTGTGCAGCACGTCGAGAGCTTTGCCCTTGTGCTGCGGTACCACGGGCACGCATGTTACCTTCGACCTGGGCGAGCTGGTTGATCATACCCTGGCTTTGATAAGCGAACTGAGTCATTTGCTCATTAAACTGAGCTTGACTTTCAGCGTAAGCTCGGGACGCCTCGTTAGCGTTTTCTGTGTACTGCTCTTTGACTTGAGTAGCACGGCGCTCCCAAGATTCTTTCTGGAGCTTTAGGCTAAGCTTTGCCCGCTCCTTATTTATTGTATTGGAGTAAGCTGTTTGAGCAGCCCGTTCAGCGTGCTGGGACTTCGCGCCCATGAAGCCCATAAACCCCTGCGCTGCCCCTAATAGTAATCCTACTGGCATAGTCTAACAGTTTCTAGTAAAAGTGTGTTGTTCCCAAAACGGGTATTAAGTACCTTAAATCCAAATGACTTACACATCTTTAGAAGACCTTTATTACGGGCATCGAAAGTGCAAAGCAGCACAGGTTGTGTAGCGTTAGCCTTAAACCAACGTCTAGCATATTTAAGAAATTGAATTGGATTGTTTTCAATCTCAGTAGTCATGTGCATCCAAAAATGGTGGGAGCCGAAAAACTCCATAAAACCAATCAGAGCAACAATTTTGTTGTCTTGGTTTAAACAAACATGACAGTCACTAGACAGCACATCTGCGGCAATACTGAGCAACGGATGCCGGTTCTTGCGGCGGTACTCTTCCAGACCAGAGGGCAGCATGTTAGCTACAACCTCTGGTAGATCGGCAAGAGTCGCAGGACGGTCTGACATCGAAGGGGTGGAATCAGGCATTAGTTCATACGCTGGTAGTTACGTTGGACATACTTACCTTCCCAAGACATACCCAGCAGGGATACAGGGAAAGGTGTGTCTCCAATGATTTTAAAGGTTACGTTTTTGTTACGTTGATAGACTGGGATCTCATGGGTAGCAGCAGAAGTCATGTTAACGCTGTTAAGCAGGTACTGAGCCGGGAGCGTTACGTTAACTTCTTCTCGATAAGTATCACGGCCTGCAATCGCAACACTGTAAGTGACAGGACCACTGAGGGTGACATCGACCTTAAATCTGTGAAGGATCAGTTCAGCTGTAGTATCTGTACGGTACGTACTGCCGTCTGTTTGTCCTACAAAGAATTTAGGCATAGTGATTTCCATATCATAAACGTAACCTACAATCAAGTTACGCCCACGCTGGTCACCTCTAGTTTCAATAAAGTGGTCTGCGCCAGTTGTATTTACGGTCGGGTATTCAACTGATCCAACAGTCTGAGCTGATGCTGCAGTGACTGCAGATCCGATGTAAGTACCGATGTTTACAAGTGCCATCCTGAACCCATTAGTAGGGTTGTGATGGTAAGGCAGGTAAATTTTAGTTTTATTGTTCAGAGCATCATACTCACGCCGTGGGTTGACTGAAAACAAGTCTAAGCAAGTGTCAGTCTTTTCACCAGACCGTAGAGTCAGGAAACCTTCTTCACGTTCCTGTGTCAAGTCAATTGACTCAACGTGAACCGTGTTAGCGTCAGTACTTGTAATTAAGAACATGTTGCTGACGTCAAAGAATTGATGCAGCAGATTACCACTCAGCGTCCACTTATACCAGGAGCTGAGACGCTCTTGGTTTGTCTGGTAGAATCGGTATTGATACAGGGTATTTTTACCGACACAACCAAAGGACACCAGCGACAAGGCAGGTGAAGCAATCAAGGAATCGACGTCTGACGGCACCAGTTCCGAAACATAACTAGACGTTTCAAAAAACTTAGGTGGCATGTCATCGCGAATATCAGTAATCTCAAACAACCTAGTCCACAAAGGAGTTTTAGATACAAAAGCCAGAGTTGGACCCATGTTAACTGGCGCCAGGCCTGGATCACATTCGTACTTAGATAAGGTGTTCAGTTTGACTGCTGTAGGGCTGAGCAAGTCGGCAGCGGTAGTTAGTAGGAACTGTTCATTTTCTGCAAACAGCACCAGACCAATACTGGTTTCTTGCACGTGATGCAAGTTGACAGGTTGCTGAGTAATAGCATTCAAGTCAATAGGATCGTCGTTAACAACCTGTGCACCGCTAGTTGCAAAGAAGTTAAAGAAGTCACCCGCACGTCCTAAGAATACCGTATCCCTAGAAACACATCCAAACCTGTTACGGTGGAAGAAGATATTACTGATGGGGAATCCGATAAAACTAGGTACAGGGTTAGTCTCATCGTCACCAACCAATCGATCAGTCCAGTCAACAGGATCCATACGGAATACACCGTTAGCCTGACGGACCAGCTGCTGTGGCATGGTATAAGGATCTAACTTAAATTCTAATTCAGGTCCTGTGGTCTCAGTCCAGACACCCTGGCCGTAACCAGTACCATTTTCTGTCTCAAACTTTACATACTGATCGTCGATCGTAATGCTTGAGTTGTTGACAACTTTAACAATAAAACCGTTTTTGCACTGACCAGGTAGTTTAGTAGCGGCAGAGATTTGGTTTTGGAATGAATACAAACCTTCTTCAGATCCAGAACCTGAAGTAGATAGTGTAAGGTTGGTAGGATGACTGATATGTATACCAGGTCCAACAGCAGTGGCTGTGACACCAACACCTAGACCATTGATAGAAGATATTAAGCCGTTAACAATGACTCCAGTATCAACTGCTGCGCTGGATGTAGCAGCAGAAGTTGTAAAGGAAGCTGTAGATCCGTTAACTGTGACATTATATGTAGCGCTAAATGCAACGATACCGATAACAACAAAACCTTCGTTTGCGTTTGCCGGGCTTCGGTCAGCCAGCATCGAAGTTTTCTGCTTTTTATTCAGTACAAAAGTGTAGTCATTCAGTGTCAGTAGTTCAATGTCATTAGCGCTAGCACCCTCTAAATATGCACCACGTTTGTAAGTCAGCGTGGCACCGGCATAACCAGTCAATGTAATCTGGTCATTACCTTTAAATGTACCAGGATCAGTGTTTAACGTAGCAGCAGTAATAGCACCACCGGATACGGTAATGTCAAATGTTGCTCCAGACACACCGCTGGTAGATGGCGCAGCTTGTGACACACCTGTATATGTACCATCGACAAAACCACTACCACCGTTTGTAACGGTCAGCTCGTCGCCGTTAAGGCTCGGTACAGCGCAGTTGGCGAACTGTGTATCATACGTAGTTTTAGCCGTGTTGTAGGCGGTTACAGCGGTGTTATACGCAGTTGTAGCTGTGTTGAGGTTAGCCTCTGCAGTCTGTAACTGCGTCAACGTATGGGTAGCTGCTATACTTTTCTGTAACTCATAAATGAGCTTACCATCACGTCGAAGTAATGGATAGTCAACGGTACGATCAGTACCCTTGAGATAGTTAGCAGGATACGCAAGACCGGTGGTGATGCTTGCAATAATAACAGTATCCTCCATAATGAGGGTAATACCTGTATTAGTGTCTTCGACAATGCCAGTATCCACAACGGGTACGTAATAACCGTTCTTATAGTCGTTACGTACTTCGAGTCTAGTAGTTTTCGTAATGCTCTGTCCTGCATAGGCTTCCGCATATAAAGCCTCCTTTGCCAGGACATCAGCTTTTTTAGTCTGTACATCTCGATCTGCAACTTTCATTGCGTCGAGAGCTGTCTTAAGTGTAGTGATATTACATGCTGCAGGTACGTTATGGTTAGGACCCATGTCCACAGGCATAGGCCTGCCACCATCTAACAGGCTCCAGATTTTAAACCTGTTTTGACCAGCACTATCATCATACTGTGCCACATACTTTTCGTTCTGGTCACGTAGAATGGAGAACCACCTACCGCTTGTGGAGGCATCTAGTAGCTCTGCTTCAAACTTACCACCAGGCCGCTTGAGTGTTCCCAAAGCATAGTCTGGCAGGATGTTTGTTGCATCAACTACTTGACCAGGCCTCTTAAGAATATCAGCCTGTTGTGAAATCCCACCCAGAAAAGTAGGTATTCTTTGGGAAATAGAACTCATCGGATCAACGCATGGAAAGGTTGGTATGGGGTGTATGTATTCTCAGTATCTCGCCAGCCGAAGAAGCTGGTATCAGATTGGTTACAGTCGTATTCAACAGCGGCAGCACGGGTTTGCTGCTCCTGCTCGCTAAGCAGATCGACAGCGGTGCCGTCACCTAACATCTTTACTGCAGCCAGCTTAGCGGCACGAGCAGTAATGTAGTATTGAATCGGAGGAGGAACGTCTTCAAAGTCAAACAACCATAGCACGTCTGCATAGATTGGGTTGTCCCACTCATAGGAGTGTTCGTACTTATCGTAAAATTTACCTTCACGTCGAACCGCATTGAAATCATCTACATGATGGTAACGGTTCGTGTCAAGCTGAAGCACGTTACTTGGATAAGTGATTTGCTTGTTAGCGGAGTTGGGTGTAAATTCGTAATGGTACTCAGTGTTGAAAGCCCATCCTTCGCTTTGCACTTGCTTATTAACTTCACGTACAGTTTGCAAAGCAATAGCGACTTCAGGGTTTTTCTGGTCTAGAGTGGTAACAGGTGCCTGTCCCACTGAGCTTAGTATTTGGTTAACAGCATCCAGTTCGGTGGACGCAGCAAATGGTGCAGACATAGTTTAGATAAAAAAAAGGGGAGCCGAAGCTCCCCCGTGAATAGATGAATCAGAATGCGGCAGGCTTGGTAGCGGTACCAGCAAACAGTTCCACGCAAGCTGCGGGGTTCAGGTAGTCAGCACCCATGGCCAGACGGCCAAGGATCACGTCGCCCTGGTACACCACAGACACGTCACCGGAAGTGACTTGGACTTGAGGACCAATGGCTTCGACACAAGCAGCGCCTTCCTTCTGGAAGATCAGGCCGCAGCTGTTGGCGAAGTTAGAGGCTTGACCGTACTCGTTGTGAATACCGGTCACGCTGTTGCGAGCGTCCTCAACACCTTCAGACACGAAATCACCGGTGTTGCCAGGATCGGTCTTGCCAGGGTTAGTGGCAGAACCAGTACCGTACTTCGTGCCATACTGGCTGAAGAACGGAATGTTCATGGACTTGAAGATCTTGATACCGGCGATCTCGATGATGCCTTGGCCGGACTGCAGAGCAGAGCCTTGGACATCACGGTTCACCAGACCGTTGGAACCAACGTCTTGGATCAGTGCATAGTACTGACGGGGGTTCAGGACGGCAACACGGCCATCGCTAGAGACACCCTTCTCGTCGAGTGCAGCAGCTGCATCGTAGAAGGCGTTGACCAGGTTACCAGCGTCATAAGCATCAGAGGCATTGGCGGTTGCACCAACGCGGATCTGAGTACCGCCGGGCTCTTCCATGCTGTTAGCAGTAGAACCCTGGACAGGAGAAGCCTGACGTGCACCGCGAGTCAGAGCGCGGAAGATCAGACGGTCATACTTCTGAGCCAGAGCATAGCCGATCTTCTTGGAGATCTCGCTACGCAGGTCGTAGTGAGCAAGAGTCTCATCGAGCTCGTAGACGAAAGCGCTGGAGATCAGCAGGTCGTCAACGGTGATGGTCTTCTCGTTCACCGGGGGTGCACCTTCGGAGTTACCGAGGATGCTGTTGCCGCGAGTATGATACTCAGCGTTCATGCGACCCGTGTAGATGAACTGCAGAGATTTGCCGTTCTTCAGGGTGCGCTTCATAACGAGGTCACGAGCAATTGCATTGTACTCGAAACCTTTGATCATCTCGCCACTAAACAGGTCGAGATACAAAGCACGGTTGTCCGTGCCAAAGTTAGCCGCGCCTAGATTCGTAAGAGAAGTAGGGTTGGCAGAAGATTGTTGTGCCATTGTATGGAGTAAGGAATGTTAGCGTTACTCCCAAACGTTTGAGAAAATTTTTTTCAGTTTTTGTGTGGTCTATCCCACCGTCTAGACGGCGAAGGGTATCGGACGTACCGGCCAACGCCAATAGGCAGGGGAGGAATTGCACCTCCCCAAAAGTCTACTTGCCAGTTTTTAGATAAGCAACGCCGCGATACTTCAGCTTAGCTACTTTTTGTGCAGCTTTCTGCTCATTAACGCGAGCCATTAGTTCAACGCTAGGCATGGTGAATCTCCGAAGTACCTAACCCCCGTTCCATGGTTAGGCGTCATGCGTCCAACATAAAAGTTTCTTCTAGAAGAACACGTTGCAAACTATCTCTCAAGTACGTGTAGTACTGCTGCTCTACAGGATCTCCGCCTGGCCATTGGTCAAGCGCGAAGTTCACTGCCTTGTGCAGCATACGTAGAGAGGTGGTTGTAAATTGTAATTCGTAGATGTTATCTTCCATGAGGATGAACGTACGTTACTTACTTTTTCTTACTTGAAGTTTTCGCCTTCAAGTCAGAGAGTTGCTTACGCAGCTCCTGTTCTTTTTTATAGTCGCCTTTAATAGCCGCAGCCTGGATGGCGCGAGTAAGACGAAGCTTTTGTGCAAGGCCAACGTGGCTGGGCATAGGCATAATAGTTAACCGATAGAAGGTGCGGTAAGGGCTACAGGAGTAGACTCAGCTGCAGCCAGATCAAGAGGGAAGTTATGAGCATTACGCTCATGCATTACTTCCATACCCAAACCAGCACGGTTCAGGATGTCAGCCCAGGTATTGATTACCTGGCCTTGAGGTGTGATGATGCTTTGGTTAAAGTTGAAGCCATTAAGATTAAAAGCCATGGTCGAAACGCCCAGAGCAGTGAACCAAATACCAACAACAGGCCAAGCAGCAAGGAAGAAATGAAGGCTACGTGAATTATTGAAACTTGCATATTGGAAGATCAAACGTCCGAAGTAACCGTGAGCGGCAACAATGTTGTATGTCTCTTCCTCTTGCCCGAACTTGTAGCCATAATTCTGAGATTCCGTTTCGGTAGTCTCCCGAACAAGCGAGGAGGTGACGAGGCTTCCGTGCATAGCACTAAAAAGACTGCCACCAAATACCCCAGCAACGCCAAGCATATGGAAAGGGTGCATAAGGATATTGTGCTCCGCTTGGAAGACGAACATGTAATTAAATGTTCCACTAATTCCAAGAGGCATAGCGTCAGAGAAGGAACCCTGACCGAAAGGATAGACAAGGAAGACTGCAGAAGCAGCGGCGACAGGAGCAGAGTAAGCTACAAAGATCCAGGGACGCATCCCTAGTCGATAGCTAAGTTCCCACTCTCGTCCCATGTAAGCATAGATGCCAATGAGGAAGTGAAACACGACGAGCTGGAACGGTCCTCCGTTATAGAGCCATTCATCAAGTGTATTAGCTTCCCAAATTGGGTAGAAGTGAAGTCCGATGGCATTGCTGCTCGGAACGACGGCTCCCGATATGATGTTGTTTCCGTAGAGGAGGGAGCCTGCAACTGGTTCTCTGATTCCATCGATGTCAACAGGAGGGGCGCCAACAAAGGCGATGATAAAACAGGTTGTAGCGGCGAGAAGGCAGGGGATCATCAGGACCCCAAACCAACCCACGTAGAGTCGATTGTTAGTAGACGTTACCCAAGAACAGAATTGATCCCAGGCAGACGTCCGTTGTTGTGCGATAACAGCGGTCATTAAGAGTGCATGGTTGTTTTTACAGGGTATGTATTTGAGCACTTTAATGAAGCCCTCCCAAGGCTCACATCCAGTGGAGGGCTTTTGTTATCATCAGAGCTTGTACTTCAGACCGAGCTTGGTACCATATGAGTTGGTATCGTCGGCAACGAAAGAGATCTCACCATAGACATCGAGGCGCTTAGATGCAGCAACTGCACCAAACACTTTACCAGTGAGTTTAGTTTCAGCTTCACCGTCATCAGGAGAGAAGACAGTAGGACCAGCTTGGACACCCCAAGAGGTGACATCGTTACCATCTTCGTAGCCGAGATGGAAATCAGTAGCCATGCCCTGATAGTTGGAACCGTTAAAACCAGAGTTGTTTTCGACGTTCACATACGGACCTGCCAGTGCGGGAGCAGCGGCGAGGAGGGTTGCGGGGAGGATAGCGAGAAATTTCATTAAAGTTAAGAGTTGATTTTCAGGTTGCGTTTAGCAGTTTTAGCGGAGCGTTTGAAGTTAGCAGCCGTGGGTGCTCCTTTAGACCCAGGCTTTCTCATTTTTTCACCACTGCCTTTTGCGATACGTTCTCGCTTGGCGTGGATGTTTGCATAGAGACCAGGTTTAGCCACATTTCCATTTGCGAAGGGCGAGGGCTTTCCGTGTAGGTCTACCCTTTTCATCTTTCATCGGTCCTTTGTTACCTTTCATACGGGCACAGAAGGACCGCTTACGGGGACCGCCTTCAGGCTGAGGCGCCTTGAGGTTGGACCCCGTTTCTCGATTGTACTTTTCACGACCAGCTTTTGTCAAGCCTCCAGTTCGGGACTTGTGCTTGCCGATCTTGAGACTAACATTGCTGGACATTACTTACCTTTCTTAG